CCTTCGGGGCCCCTTTTGTGCTTGTCACACGGACGTTCTGTCCGCCGCTCATGATTCTTTCACATGAGGTGTCACTTGGTTAAGTTGAACATTGCCGGTCTCATCTGGCCGCCATCTTCCGATGGTGTCCATTATACAGGAATCTTTCGGATGGATATAGAGCCCTCGTGGCCCTATACCTACCCTCGGAATCCTGAATATGATGAGCCCGGTGGTTTAGTCGTTGTCAATGACAACTACTCTTCCTTGTCCAAAGCCAAGTTTGACAAGCTTGACGTGGCTGAATCCTTCGCCTCGTCTTTGGCTCCTGCGATCTACGACGTAGGACGAATCGATCCGTTTCCGGCTCTCGCCAGTTACGTTCGACCTCGACCGCCAAAGAAACCGCGCTATAACCCTCCTCGACTGAGACCCAAGAAGGTCCCAGTCTTCAGGGTTAATCCTATGTTGACTACTCGTCAAAATAGGATGCGTTTGAGGAAATTCCTTCTCTATACCGATAAACTTCGTCTCCGTGCCGAGAGGCACCGGGCTCGGGTTAATCGATATAATAGGAATTTTCCTAAGCGTTTGGATAAGTTTTATGCTCTCCAAGCGCTGTACGAACGCCGCGTGGTTGCCCAGAGCCTTCCGACTCGCTTTAAGCGATCCGGTAGGCAAACAAGGTGGACCGAGAGACATCCTTACACGCGCATCATCTGCGCATCAGGTTCTCTCGTAGAGCAAACTGTGTATTCTAGTCGCACGTTTCATTTGAGCGAGACCGGTATCTTCCCCAACAATGCAAACTATCGCACTGTTGAGGTTGACTGGCACCCGCTTAATTATGGGCGTGCTTCCGCAATCCACGGTTCACTCTTATCCCCCTTGGACGTAGCTAGAATGGCTCTTCCAACCTTCTTTTCTTCTCTCCAGCTTGACGACCTCTTTAATCAGAGGCTCCTCAGGAAGGTGAGTGGTAAGAAGTTGGATGTTGCCGTTCTAGTTGGTGAGGGTGCTGAAACTGTCCGCTTAGCCTCTGATCTTCTTGAGCGCTTTGCTGACCTTTTCAGGGCACTTCGTCGTAAAGACCCAGTGCTTCTCGCTAAGGCTATGGCTGGCCATGTATTGCTCTTCGATCTTGGCCTTAAGCCTTTCATTAGCGATCTCACTAGCCTCCTTAAGCTTCTCACTTCTGAGAAACTTCTTGAGGCTCCTTTGGTTGTTCAGCGTATGCAGACTCGGCATTCTGATTCTGTGTCGGGGGTCCCACTTTTACCTGGGATCTCCTTCACAGGTCAGTACACCGCATCCCGTACTCTGTTCTACCAAGTCGAGAACCCGTTGCTCCGATTCGCAGCTCAGCTGGGGCTTACAAACCCCTTCTCTGCTGCTTGGGAGCTTATACCCCTCTCCTTTGTTGTCGACTGGATAGTTTCCGTCGGCGAGTCACTTGAGCGTCTCTCATCGCTAGATGGCCTTTCCGCCTTCTCGCAGTGGGATTCGCTTAAGCTGAAAGGAGATGTTACGTCGGGCACTGGAGTTCCCGGGAGGATTTCTGAGTCCTTTTGGGATACTTCTCTCTGGGACCGTACATGGGATGGAACACCCTCCAATGTTACGGTTACCAGTACTCGTAGCTCCTACCTTTACGTGCCTGACAGTGGATCATTCGAGGCGTCCTTTCGATTGGAAACTCCTTTCGACAGTAACGCCTTTAGTGGATTGCACTGGCCCCGGCTCGGAAAGGCTCTTGACGCGGGTAACCGCGCCCGAACTGCGTTAGCACTCCTTACCAGTGTTTTCACTGGGGGAATGCACTTCCAACGCGCTTAAACGAGAGGCAGTTATGCCTGTAATCGCAAACAAGACCATCGCTGATGGTCAGACTACCCCTGTCAACCACACGTTCTATGTTTCCAATCGCGGTGAAGTGATTGAGTGGACCGATCGAACCGGTACTGTACCGGCAAATTGGGCCAAACTATCTTTCGCCGCCAAGTGGAACAAAGACCAGACGCTGCTGCGGGTTCGGTGGAAATTGGATACTCCTGTGGTCGAGACGCCTTCCGGCGGCCTGGCCAAACGGGTCGCGATTCTGCGAACCGTTGCGGAGCACTTCATTCCTGAGCGAGCACTCGATTCGCTTCGAGCTGACCATGTTGCCTTTGTTCGCAACCTGGTTGCCTCCAGCGATTTCGCCGTGCCTGTTCGGTACAACGAGATCTATGCCTAACGGCTGGGTCCCGCTGTCCGAAGTTCAGGATTCCACCCCCTTACTTCTTTAGAATAGGGAAAGCTTATGGCTTCTAAGCCCGCAAAAACGTCGCGTTCTTTGGACGCGTGTCTGACGTTCAGTCGAACTCGCCTTCCTGCGTCTTTTGAGACTCAGGTGATCGAGCGCTTCTTTTCTGCTATTGATACACCCGTTGCGTTGTCATGCTACCTTTTATGGAAGCATGGTGAGCATGATCAGCTAGCCAAGAAGGTTATCAAGGTCGAGCATTATAACTCGGCTTTTGATTTTCGTCTTGACTTCGCTGCCGTCTCCTTCCTCGCAAAGGACCCAGGTCTTAAAACCACTTGGGACACTGCAGAGGTGGCCAAGGCTTCTTTTCTTGAAGCCGAGTCCCGCAACGAGCAGATGAATGCTGATATCTACCGATACCTCTTTGGTGACGCACTTTCTACGTTCGTCACGAGCGGTTACGGTGATATCATCGAACATGCTCGGTTTCTTATTAGTAAGATACTGGGCAAGTTCAACATTCAAGAAGTTTTCGATCTTGGCACTTTTGGGCCTGGTGTCACTCTCTCTGTCAAAGGAGAGCGTGTCGCTTCAGCCTTTAAGTACCAGAGTGATAGGGATATCACTCCTGGCGCGTACCGCCTGTTCGGGGAAAGTCTCACAGCCTACTCACCCCTTTGGTGGGGAGAGCCGGCTGTCAAGCCCAATCTCGTACAGGGTAACAAAGTCGTTACCGTGCCGAAGAATGCTAAGACTGACCGCACCATCGCGATTGAACCAGGTTTGAACTCCTGGATCCAACTCGGGATTGGTAAGGCCATTCGAGGCAAACTTCGAGAGTTCGGGTATGACCTCAATGATAATACCAAAAACCAACTTGGTGCTTATCATGGGAGTCTCGACGATAGTCTTGCTACGTTGGACTTTCGAGCAGCTAGTGACTCGATATCCTACCGTCTTGTTCAGGCACTTCTGCCTGAGGATTGGTGGATCGCGTTACGTGCCGCTAGGTCGCCCGTTTACTGCTCCGGCGATAACAAGTGGACCACTACCCATAAGTTTTCATCTATGGGATGCGGTTTCACTTTTGAGCTCGAGTCGCTGATTTTTCTCAGCGTCGCTCTCGCTTGTTGTCGTCGCCTCCGAGTGAGTACCGCGGCCGTCGCTATTTTTGGTGACGACGTGGTGCTCCCTCGTGAAGCAGTCCCTCTCTACAGTAGAGTTGTTGGAACTTTGGGTTTCGAGCTGAATACCGATAAGAGTTTCCATATCGGTCCATTCAGAGAATCCTGCGGCTCCTACTACTACTGTGGCGTAGACGTAAAACCTTTTTTTAAAAAGGGTTCGTACCGCACGCTTCGCCAGGTTTATATCCTGGCTAATTCTATCAGGGAGTTGTCTCATCGTTGGTCAGGAAAACTGGCCTGCGACGAGCGCTTTCATGGCTTATGGAACTACGTTGTCTCGTGTATCCCAAAGCGTTTTAGACGCTTCGGTCCACGAGATGCTGGTGATTCCGTAATACATGAAAACCTGACAGGTAGTAGCATTTACCGGAGGCCAAAGGGCGGCTGTGAGGGTTACCTCATTAGCTGTTTCTCTGACCGAACAGTTTCTGTTACTATATCTGAGAAGGGACTTTTGGTCTCTAAACTCAGGGTGCGATCGTCTAGCCTACCCGACCTCTATCACTTCGGTGAAGGTGCTATCTTGCGTTCTTGGTTGAGAAACCAAGCTAGACGCCCGATAGCCTCCTCCCCTTCGGGGAATGAGGTCGATTTGAGAGGTGTAACGCGTATACGCTTGACAACCGTATACGTGGCACGCTGGTACTACTTTGGCCCTTGGTTGTAGCCAGGGCTGCTTAGGACCTCCTAGGCTGGTGGTGAGGGTGTAACAACTCTTACTAAAAAGGTG